ATGGAAAATAAAGAAATAAAGGTTGCTTTCAATTTAAAAGAAGCTTCACGGTATATCGGTGTCAGCACACCTACTTTACTAAGTATTGTTCGCTCAGGAGAAATTCCTTCAAGGAAGATTGGTAAACGTAGATGGTTAATTTCAAAAGCAGTTTTAGATAACTGGATAAGTGATATTAAAGTAAGTGATGAAAGATAAATAAAAGATTGAAAACTAAATAGCACAAGTTTAAGGTGAGTCGGCATAAAACTTAAAACCTGATCAGAAAAAATCTGGTGAAGCTGATGTAGTGCAAAAATAAATTTTATGGAGATGATAACATGTCTGGAAATGCAAGTAGAAAGTATAAGGAGTATAGGCTTATGCAGGAGAGACGACAATTATTTGGGGATGTCTCAGCAAAGAATGAGTTTGGTAGAGTAGACCTCGTAGCCTTCGGTGCATCCCAAGGAAGCGTTATTACAAGTAGCACTAAATTAAGCTTAAGTAAAATGACAATAAAAAAGAACAGAAGAAGTATGAAAGCACTTTAATGCAAGTGCTTTTTTAATTTAACAGCTTTGAAAATATGTAAATTTAGTTGCTTATGTTTCATAAGAAGTTAAGGTTACAGAGTTATTTTGGCTTTAGGTGTTGACTTTACTAGGTAGGAAAGGGTGTGAAAAAGTGACGGATAGGGGAAATTTAGCAGTTAGTTATGCTAAAAAAGGTTTTAAAATAGTCATGCTCCATGGCATTAATGAAGCTGGAAATTGTACTTGTGGTAAAGGAGTTAAATGCAACAGTAGTGGGAAGCATCCTATTTATAGCAACTGGGGTAAAAAAGCTACAACCTCTGAAGAAGAAATCATAGCAGAGTTTAAAAAATATCCTAAAGCAAATATAGGTTTTGCTACTGGAGATAACTATTTTGTGCTTGATGTAGATATAGGCCATGGTGGTTATGAAAGCTTAAAGGAATATGGAGAACTGAAGAAAACTCTAAGTGTAAGGACAGGTAGTGGTGGTAGCCATCATTACTACCTAATGCCAGATGGAGTTACAGTACCTAATAGGGTGGGAGTTTTAAATGGAGTTGATATTAGGTCAAATGGTGGACTTGTTGTGGCACCTGGGAGTGTTCATAAAAGTGGTAAGCACTATGAATGGTTAGAACACTGTTCCATAGATGATGTTGAAATAACTACACCAGATAAGTGGTTAATTGATTTGATTTTTAGTAAGAAAAGTAGTGTTAAAGAAGTTCCAGAAAGCATAGAGGAAGGGTCCAGAAATGCTGTAATGGCAAGTATAGCTGGAAGTTTAAGAAGAAAAGGACTTAGTTTTGAGGCTATTTTAGCCGCTCTTTTAGTGGAAAACAATAATAGATGTAATCCGCCACTTAATGATAGTGAGGTTGAAACAATAGCTAAAAGCATTTGTAGATATAACCCAGAAGCACCTATAACAGGTGAGGAATGGGGGGAAGATAAAAAAGAAAATCTACTTTCTAGTATATCTAATTTAGAAGATTTCTCAAAAATTTATGAAAAAGACATGTTATCTAAGCTATCTATGGCAAAGGATAATGATCCAGTAACCTTTGCCATAATTAAGTCCAAGTTAAAGGGGAAGATTAATCTTAAGGATTTAGAAAGAGCAATAAAGCATATTAAACATAGTGAAAAAGAGGTGGAGTTTAAGCAAGCCTTAGAACTTGACGGTTTAGGAACTAATGGATATATGATTCCTTTTGGGTGGAGTGTTGATTTTAATGAAGGTATATCAAAGTATGAACAAAATGGAGAAGGTATCTTCAAAGAAGTTCCTGTAAGCTTTACTCCAGTTGTTATAAGTAGGAGATTTCATAACTTAGATACTGAGCAGGAAAAGGTAGAATTATCTTTCTATAGGGATGGATATTGGAAGAAGGTACTGGCTCCAAGGTCAGTTATATTCAATAGAAATAGCATATTAAGACTTGCTGATAGTAGCTTTCCAGTGTCTTCAAATAATGCAGGAGAGTTAATTTCATATCTATCTGATTTTGAAAGAGAGAATGATAAGGCAATACCAGTTATAAAATCAGTGGCAAGATTAGGGTGGTTAAAGGAGAGTGAATTCTTTCCTTATAGTACGAGAGAATATTTAGAATTTGAAAATGATAGCAAAGAAGCTTCAAACATAATGGCAGGTCTAAAAACTTATGGAGATTTTGATAAATGGCTAGAGGTTGCAAGAAAAGCAAGAGAAAATCTTGCTGCAAGATTTATTATGGCATCAAGTTTTGCTTCAGTACTTTTAGAACCACTTCATAAAAGAGTGTTTTTTATACATCTATGGCATAATAGCAGAAGTGGAAAAACAGCCACAATAAAGCTTTCTATGTCTGCCTTTGGAAATCCCAATAAGCTTATTGGATCATTTAATAGTACTATAGTAGGACTTGAGAGAATGGCAGCAGCCCTTAGAAATTTACCTTTTGCTATAGATGAATTACAAGTTTTAAATACTAAGAAAATGAGCACCGATAGTATCATATATATGCTCTCCCAAGGACAAGGAAGAACTAGAGGTAGTAAGGACGGAGGGATACAAGAAACTCTTACTTGGAGAAATATAATAATTACCACGGGAGAAGAAGCTATGCTTGGTACTAATATGCAAGATGGTGCTAACACAAGAACCTTTGAACTTTATGCAAAACCAGTTGAGGATATAGCACTTGCAAGTCTAATGCATGAGGTCTCAGAAGCACATTACGGTTTTGCTGGGAAAGTATTTATAAACAAGCTATGTGAAGAACTAAAGATGGATAAAACCTTCTTACAGGCTATATATGATGAATTAAGGACAAGTCTTAAAGAAAAACATATAGAGTGTATACATCTTGATGAGGTAGCTGTAGTTTGTCTTGGAGATTATTTATCTTCTATATATGTATTTGAAGAAGAAGAAAAAGTAGCAAGAGACAATGCGTTATTAACAGCTACAGCCATGATAGAAAACAATAGGCAGTTAACTCAAAATGATAACATTGAGAGAGCTTGGGAGATGTTCACAGGATGGCTAATAGCTAATAATGAAAAGTTTCAGTTTGATGCTAAAGCACCAAGGTATGGAAGAATAGATATAAACGATAATTACTATGTAATTCCATCCTTTGCACATAAAGCTTTAGAAGATGCAGGGTTTTCACCAAAGAAAGTTTTTAGAGGTTTTGCTGAAAGAGGATATATTGAAAGTCAAGTGGATAAGGATGGAGTTTTAAGATTACAAATTACTAAGAGTATCGGTGGTAAAAACTGTAGAGTGTATGTTGTAAGGATACCCGATGATGAATCTGTTGATATGGAGTTTTTAAGGTGAAAGCAAATCAAAAACTCGTGAACCTAACCGAAAATTGGAGAAATGTAATCAGTAAAAAACGGTTAGGATAGAAAAAAGCAATAGGGATATTTTTAGTACAATGAAAAAATAATCCAAAATACAGACTTTTACTGGTTAGGTCGGTTAGGTTACGGTTAGGAAAAACGATAAAGTTAAGATATCTTTAAGTATTGATATTACTATATTCTATTTAAGTAATATATAATAACCTAACCATATAACCGTTTAACCGTAAACATATAGTACGTATAGAGAGTATGATTTTAAGAGGAAATTTATACTCATTACACATTACTAATTATATAGAAGGTGTGTATGTTAAAAAAACGGTTATTCGGTTAGGGCACTTTGTAAAAATAAATTGGTTTAGATTTTGTTGATAAGTAGAGGAGATAAGATTGTGGATAGAGATTATTTTGACAGGCCAGAGCGCTATAAAGACCTTAATGAAAAAGATAAAGTGGTTTTAGATAATTGGATTAAATCAAAGTTTGAAGTAGCAAGTAGCAATTACACCATAAGAAGTAGTTATGGATTAAAGCATGATTTAAATAGAGATACAGGTATCTATGTATATAATGGACAGTTTAAAGGTGCTATGTTAGCAGCTGGATTCACAGCGGTAGATGAAAGAATGTTAAACTGGCATTTTAAAATGAAGGAGAGAATCCCAAATAGTTTTTATGGGTTTTGTTTAAGACGTTATAAATATAACAATTCTCACTTGGGTGACTTCACTAGAGATATGGAAAAAGCACCAGAATTTCCGAGAGAATCAATTGATAAAGTAGAGATTAAGGATTACCTTTACAAAAAACATGCTTGTGTAGAAGCTATAAAGGCTTTTGAAAAAGCTTGGATGAATTTTGAGAAGAGTAGAAAATAGTAAAATTAAAACTCACCATTACCAGTAACTTAAGAGACTTAAAGATAGATTGTGGTAATGGAGAGTTAAAACTAAGGTCAAGGTTTTAAGAGTAGTAAGAGCGTTATAAAGTTTAAAGTTTTTATTACTAATATCATGTAACTTAATTAATAAGACATTCTGACATACCCCCATAGGGGGGTATAATCTCTACAACCTTTTAGCTAAAGGTCGGTGGCATCCCTTTACGCTAAAAAACGCACTTTTCTAGGGGCGGGAGGGGAAATTTTGCGAAATGTTATAAATATAGGAATAGCAAAGGCTAAGATAGGATTTTCCAAGGATAAGTAGGCGGTGAAAAATGTTAAATGAGAAACAAAAAGATGAAATTTTAGAATTTCGTAAAAAGGGATATGGATACAAGAGTATTTCAGGTATTTTAAAAATCAATAGAGATGTTGTAAGGGATTTATGCAAAAGAAATGGTCTTGGAGGTTTTCTAGGTTACGGAAAGTCTGTGCCGATGGAAAGTAAAAAAGAAATACCTATTAGACAGACAAGCTGTGAAAGCTGTGGAGAGCCTATTAATATTTTAGAAAGACGAGGACGAAAGGCTAGATTTTGTTCTGATTGCTGTAGAAGAAAATGGTGGTATGAAAACCAAGACAAGAAAGATAGAAGAGAAAGTGCTTGGTACTCTTTCGTTTGTTTGTATTGTAGAAAAGACTTTAAAGCCTATGGGAATAGAGCTAGAAAGTATTGCAGTAGAAAATGCTATGTGGAACATAGATATGGTATTAATATTTAAGCGGGGATAGTGAAAAGAACGGAGTTATAAATTTATAATTAATTGTCTTGCTATATATGTGTTTTAGAGTGATATATAGTATAACGAAAAAACACATGGAGGGCTTAAAATGAGAGCATTATTTGGAAGAAAGGTTTTAAATTTAAAGGAACTTAAGGAGTTAACAAAAGAAGCAAAAGCTGATGGAGTTCAAGGGACGGCTTACGAAGTTACAAAAGAAATTGAATTAACCGATGATGAATTTAAAGAATTCACAAAGGACTTTGGAAAAGACCAGCCTTGGATAACAGAAGAGGATGGCGGGTGCAATGAAAAGGGAGAGTTAAAGTGCATAAGAGTTAAAAATTCAAAAACAAAGAAGTGCATTTTAGTTGATTCAGAGGGTTACACATACCCAAGGTATACAGCAATAGAGAAGTAGAAGAAAGCCCTAAAACTGGGGCTTTTTTAGCTTATAAAAGACTTGCTTATTCTGTACTTTAGAGTGATATATAGTATAACAAAAGTACAGGGAGGAACTGAAAGTGAAAGAAAATCAGTACAAGTTAATATTGAAAGTAAAGGGACTTGAAAGAAAAGCAACCTCAAAGGTTATAGGCGACTTCTTTGGAGTAGAACCAAGGTATTTAGGAGCACCAAGCTTTAACTTTGAAATCCAAACACAAAAGGGGGAAACCTTTATAGTTGATAGGAATGGAGCAATTATTACACCAACTTATGAAATTGAAGAAACTTCAGAGGTAATAGAACTCTATTCCAAAATAGCTGAGGCAGGTGCAGAAAGTATAGAGATTGAGATAAAGCTATCAATGAATGGGCATAGAGGAATTTCACTTAAGAACCTTATAAATATTATTTCAAGTAAGCAAAGTCTTATTAAAAAAGCTCTTGGCATAGAGCGAAATATTGTAGAACAAGATTTCATTGAAGGGATTAACAATGTTAGGTTAATAGAAATTGAAGATTTTAAAAGGAGTGCATTAGAAATTGGCGTGGATAAATGCGAAGGGATAAGCTTTGATTTTGAAGAGGAAGCTATAGGTTTTAAGTTCTTTAAAGAAAAAGCAGAGCCACAGGATTTATTTGCATACCTTCAATTAACACAAGCCTTAAATGATAATGCAAAAACATTAAGACATTCTTCACCCAAAACAACTGAAACCAATAATGAAAAATATACCTTCAGAACTTGGCTTCTAAGGCTCGGATTCATAGGCAATAGGTATAAAGAGTCGAGGAGCCAATTATTAAGGCACTTAAGCGGAAACAGCGCCTTTAGAAGCCCAACAAACGCATAGATATAGAAGCATTGACTGCAATAATTGCGGTCTTTTTTCTTTGTTTTTATCTTATGTATTTACTTTTACTAGCTCAAGGCTATAAAGATTGGAAGTTTTCAATTAAATCACCAAAGAAAGCTAAGAATTTAGAGTAATAGTTTTAGATATTTGAAAGGGCCTTAGAGCTCTTTTTTTATGGAAAATAAGGATGACATACATCCAACAATAGCTATAGATTTAGAATGAAGATAGTGGAAAAATGATATTTAATAAGTAGAAGTATTCTTAAAAGAGCCTGTTCTATATTCCGTATATATAAATAGAAAGTAAACAACTTTTATTTATGTACAGATGAGTTATAGAGTGGCTCTTTTTTTCTTTTATGGAGGGAGAGCAATGACAAGTAATCAAAAGGAAGAAATAAAAAAGATGCGGCAAGATGGAAATAGCTATTCTAAAATTGCATTAATCCTTGGCATATCTGAAAACACAATAAAATCTTACTGTAGACGTAATAATTTAGGCATCAATAAAGTTGTCAAACCAGATAAGGAAGAAGAACTCTATACAGTGTGTAAGAATTGTAGCAAGCCATTAGAACAAGGAACGAAAGGTCATCGTAAGAAGTTCTGTTCAGATATTTGTCGTAGGTCATGGTGGAGAGATAATGAAGCCCTATATAATAAAAAGGCTTTTTATAAATTAAAGTGTTTAGCCTGTGGAAAGGAATTTGAAAGCTATGGTAATAAGGATCGTAAATTTTGTGGTCATAGCTGTTATATAAATTATCGGTTTGGGAAATTGGAGGGTTGAAATGACTAAGGAGCAATTTGAATGTGAAAAAAATTATAGAGTTTCTATCGCTATTGCTAAGGTTATGCTTTCTAGAAAATTAATAAATGAAAAAGACTATAGTAAAATCGACACTATGCTGATAAAGAAATATAAGCCTATTGTCGGTGGATTATAGCTCTTATTAACTTGATTTGTATCAACATTAGAGTTAACATTGGTAGCTGAAGGGAGTGATATCATGACAAGAAACATAAGAAAAATAGAGCCTTTAACACAAAAGATGCCTAGAAAAAAACGTGTAGCTGCTTATGCAAGGGTATCAAGTGGTAAGGATGCAATGCTTCATTCACTTTCAGCACAGGTCAGCTATTATAGTGATTTAATACAAAAGCATGTTGGATGGGAATATGCAGGAGTTTTTGCAGATGAAGCACTTACTGGAACAAAGGAGATTAGACCAGAGTTTCAAAGACTCTTAAATGAATGTAGAAATGGTAAGATTGATATGGTAATTACAAAATCCATATCTAGATTGGCAAGGAATACTGTTACAATGCTTGAAACAGTAAGAGAACTAAAAAGCTTAAATATTGATGTGTATTTTGAAAAAGAAAATATTCACAGTCTTAGCGGGGATGGAGAGCTGATGCTTACTATCCTCGTTTCTTTTGCTCAAGAGGAAAGTCGGTCAGTTAGTGAAAATTGCAAATGGCGAATAAGAAAAGGCTTTGAAGCTGGTGAGCTTATAAATTTAAGGTTTATGTATGGATATCATATTAAAAAAGGAAAAATTGAAATTAATGAATCAGAGGCAGAAATTGTCCGTATGATTTTTAATGATTATATAGATGGAATAGGATGTACTCTTATAGCTAAGAAATTAAGAGAGATGAACGTACCTAAAATAAAAGGTGGCATTTGGAATTCAGAGAGAGTTGTAAATATTATAAAAAATGAGAAGTATGCAGGTAATGCCTTGCTTCAGAAAAAATATGTAAAGGATCATTTAACAAAGACTTTAGTGATAAACAAAGGAAATCTTCCAATGTATTATGCCGAAGGAACTCATCCAGCAATTATAAATATAGAAACTTTTCAAATGGCACAGGAGATTATGAGTAAAAATGTTGAAAAGTATATACGTGATAATACTAGAGTAAAATATCCTTTCACTAGCAAAATTATATGTGGAATATGTGGAAAAAACTATAGGCATAAGAATACAAGAGGAAGAATTTCATGGAATTGTTCTACTCATTTAAAATACGGAAAGGATAGTTGTCCTTCAAAGCAAATACCTGAGGAGATTTTAATAGCGGTAACAACAGCAGTTTTAGGATTAAAGGAATTTGATGAGGATATATTTCAAGAAAAGATAAAGGAAATACAAGTACCAGAGCAGAATACATTGGTTTTTGTTTTTATGGATGGAACTACATTAAAAAAGGAATGGAATTATAAATCACGTAGCGAAGGTTGGAGTATTGAGGCTAGGGAAAAGGCAAGAGAAAGAAGCCTTAAAAATATAGAGGGGAGGAATTAGCTTTGGCAATAGCAAGAGCAGTAACAGTAATACCAGCAATAGTTGGACGATTTACACCAACAACTTCAGGAGTGGTTACCATGAAAAAGGTAGCCGCTTATGCTAGGGTTTCTACAGATAATGATGAACAGCTTTCAAGTTTTGAGGCTCAAATGGATTATTACGCAAGGTACATTAAATCAAACACTGAGTGGTCTTTTGTTGAGGTATATACAGACGAGGGCATTTCAGCAACTAGTACAAAGAAACGTGATGGATTTAATAGAATGATTACAGATGCACTGAACGGAAAGATTGATCTTATAATAACAAAGTCCGTTAGCAGATTTGCGAGGAATACCGTAGATACCCTTACAACAGTAAGACAACTTAAAGAAAAAGGTGTTGAAGTATATTTCGAGAAAGAAAATATCTATACTTTGGATAGTAAGGGAGAATTACTAATTACGATAATGAGTTCCTTGGCACAGGAAGAAAGTAGGTCAATCAGTGAGAATGTAACTTGGGGACAGAGAAAAAGATTTGCAGATGGTAAAGTAAGCCTTCCATACAAACAATTTTTAGGCTATGAAAAGGGTGAAGATGGCTTACCTAAGATTGTAGAAAAAGAAGCTACAATTATAAGAACGATTTATAAACTGTTCCTTGAAGGAAAAACTCCATCAGCAATAGCAAAGCATTTAACTCTAAGCAAGATTCCAACACCAGGAGGAAAAGAAATTTGGCAAGCTAGTACGGTATCCAGTATTCTTAAAAACGAAAAGTATAAAGGGGATGCTATTCTTCAAAAGAGTTTCACCATTGACTTTCTAACAAAGAAAAAGAAAATTAATGAAGGAGAAATTCCACAGTATTATGTAGAAAATAGCCATCCTGCAATAATTACTCCTGAAGTGTTTGATTTAGTCCAGCATGAGATTAAAAAGCGGAAGGATGCAAAAGGATATAAAACAAGTAGTGGGTGCTTTTCAGGAAAAATTGTTTGTGGTAAATGTGGAAATTTCTACGGTAGCAAGGTATGGCATTCCACCAGTAAATACAGAAGAATTATTTGGCAGTGCAATTCTAAATTTAAAAATAATGAGAAGTGCGGGACACCACACCTTTATGAGGATAAGATAAAACAAGCTTTTGTTGAAGTATTTAATAGCGTAATTGAAAATAAGGAAGAAATCTTAGCAGGCTATGAAGGAATACTACAAGCCTTAACAGACACTACAAAGCTAGATAAGGAAAGTTTTAAGCTTCAAAGTGAGCTAGAAGTTGTTTCTGAAATGCTTAAAAAATGTGTTGAAGAAAATGCTCACAGTGCCTTGAATCAAGATGAATATGAAGAACGCTATAAAGCGTTAGCAGAAAGATATGAGAATATTAAAAAAGGTCTTGAAGAGATTGATGAAAAGAGACTAGAGAGAAGTGCTAAGCATGAAAGTATTACAGCTTTTATAAAAGAACTTGAGCAAAGAGAAGGTTTAATTACAGAGTTTGATGAGAACCTTTGGGCAGGTACTATTGAGAAAATAATAGTAAATACTGAAGAACAAATAACTTTTGTATTTAAGGATGGTATGGAGATAGAATGGAATATTTAAGGTATTAGTAAAACACCCACAAGGTTGGCTTAGGGACAAGCTGGCTTTGTGGGCGTTTTTGTTTTGGAATTGAGGGTCATATAAGTAAAATATAAGATTTTTTGTAGCATTATAGATGAATTTGATGAATTTAAATAATATAAAAAATGTGTAAAAACATGTATAATTATTATATTGAACTATTCATATTTCAAGGTAAATAGGAGTGATCAGTAAGGAGTTTTTAGCTTTATTCGATAATATGAAGGAAAAATCAGGAAAGATAATGCGTGCGAATGAATATAGAAAAAGTGTTAGAAAGTATACTCAAGATGGGGAAAAACATATTAAAAATTTCACAAAATATTGAATGATGTCTGAAAAAAATGATTGTGAATTATAGTAAACATCAACTTTAAGTGAGGTTATCATATATTGTAGAGGAGAGAATGCAATGGTAATAGCTTTTTTAGACTTATTAGGATTTAGTTGGCTTATGGAGTATGACTTAAAAGCAGCATATTATAATCTTGATCATTTTAACAGGATTATTAGTACAAAGATAATTGATGCAAAATGCTATCCAAAAGATAGTTGTTCTACAGTTATGCAGCAATTCGTTGAAAATACTTCGATTACATCTTTTAATAATATGGTAAGTATAAGTGATTCGTTGATTATTGGTTCAGATAATCCAGATATTTTTGTAAAGCAATTATGTAATTTAATATCATCAGCATTTATTGAATCAAATAAAGATTTTAGAATAGAGATTGAGGATATTAAACATGTAAAGGACGAACCAAATCTAAATAAAGAAACATGTACAGTTAAATGGGAAAAAGTATGCGCATTTCCACTTCTTTTTAGGGGAGGTATCTCTATAGGTGACGTTATATTTAGTAATGAAATGCAAATTATAAACAATGAAGCTAAAAGAAATGGGCTTAATGTTTGTGGAATACCTTATCTAGAAGCGACAAGGTTGGAGAAGAGTGGAAAGGGGCCTAGATTATTCTGCTCTCATGCTTTTGTAAATTCATTGAGTTTAGAGAGCAAAAAAGTAATAAAGTATGTTGGAAAGATTAGAGATGAAGATGTTTATGAAATAGTATGGACTTATTATGCGTTTGAAGCAATGGATAATTGGGACGATAAAATTATAAATATTGAAAGGTGTTTAAACACAACGCTACTTCCGCCAGCTATTAATCTATATAACTATTTCAAAGATGATGAAATCAATAATTTACACTATTTTGAATTGTTAAAATTAATTTTTATTGGAGCGATTAAATATTCTAGGGATAATATAGGAGAAGAATCGAAGACGATAGAAATTTTAAAATTGAAAATGAAGGAATCTAATTTACCTGAAGAATTATTTGATATTAGTGGGTTTGTGGAATAATAGAATTGAGTAGTTAAGGTATTAGTAAAACACCAATAAGGTTGGATTAGAAAGAAGCCAGCTTTGTAGGTGTTTTTTCGGGTAAGGAAGTTCGAATTGATAATACCTAATTTGGAGGAAATTATTAATGGAGAGACATATTGGTTTATGGAGAAAAGAAGGTAGTAATGATGCAGAGGTTGCTGAATTAATTATAGATGGTAATCAGATTGAATTCTATAGTCGAGTTTATGGGGAAGGTCCTCGATGTGCATTTATCGGGGGTGACAATGACAAAACCTATAAAGTATTTACAAATGGTTCAAGTAAATATGGAAAAAATAGGACATTGGAAAACGTTGCAAGTTATAAAACACAGTATGTTCTACAGCAGAATTACAAATATAAACCTGGAATTAGTATAGAGGGCATTACTACGTGTTCATTTTTTATTCCAGAGCTTATTGATTGGAATGATTTAGAAACAGTTGAATGGGGAGTTACAGAAAGTCAAGAGTTGATAGCAGCAGAGACAAAACTCCCCAATATTATATTAAAGAAAGAAAATCCATGTATAGAAATATATTTTGAAGTAAAACATTCTTTATTCGATCCAAATATTGATGACAGAACAACATTTGTAATAGAAAATCGTCCAAGAATTCGTATAGCATATAAAGAACCTACTGAAGTTTCGCAAGTACATAATGATATACGAGGTATCATGCAATTTTTTGGACTAATGATTGGACATGTAACCGATGCTATAGATATAAGATTAGATATAAGTGAAGAAGAATTAAAAAGTTGCTTATATATAAATGGGGATTTTTCTTACAATATGAGAACATTAGGAACTATGGACAAGCCGCGGACAAAACTCAGTAAGATTAATAATAATATAAATAGTTATTTTGAATGCTGGTATGATTTTTACAATGACCATAAATTTGAATTAATTCGTACAATGTATTTTATGGGGAATAGAAGAAAAGACATTTATGCTGAAGATATATTAGTTCAGTATGTTAAAATATTGGAAGGGTATCATTTGCGTATTACGGAAGAAGAACAGGTCGCAAGTACAATTGAAAAAGATATTAAGAATATGATATTTACTGATGACGGAAAGAGGTTATTTACACCTATTTTTGAAAAAGCAGAATGGAGTTTTAATACAAAGCATGCAAAAGCAGTTGCGACTTGGATTGCAGGTGGATTTTTGGGGAAAGTTGGGCTTGCTGAAAGGTTAAAATTGTTAGATGATGAGTATTTTAATATAATCGCTAATAACGCTATAGACATAATAAAGCTTGAACATAGGGATAATGCATCAGAAATTGAAGATAATGAACAAGAAATAAAATCAAAATTCTATAGAAAAATTGTCGCGACTCGTAATTATTATTCACATTACAAGCTTAATAAAGATAATGTTTTAAATTTTATTCAAATGTGTAAAACCATAAACGTACTTAAAGCACTAATACTTATGATTCTATACTCACATATGGGAATGAAATTAGATGATGCTAGAAAAATTGTAATAGAAGATTCAGAATTGCGTTTTGAAACAAAGTGTTTAATAAGAAAAGGTGAAAGACCAGATAAGATTTAATGTAAGCATCGGAACTTTAGAAAATGAATATAATGAAGTTGAATCTTCAGTAATTTTTGACACTCGCAATTTAGAAGAAGGGAAACTAGCGTTTATAAAAAGCATAGAAGATAATGTACTTGAAATTACGCTTTAA